GGAAGTCGAGGCCGCGCTGCGAGTAGAGTTCCGACATGGACATGAGGCCGAGTTCCACGTCCGCACGGTCCTGCGCGGCTTCCCGGCCTGCGTCCACCGTGACGCTCTTCGGCGTCGTCCAGGACGTGATGTTCCACTTCGGGTCGTCGGGAATCTCGCCCTTGGCGATGCCGTCCCCGATGATGTAGCCCCAGGTCGGGATGCAGAAGGAGTCGATGAGCACCGTCTGATACTTGCCGAAGACGCGGGCCGCCTTCGCCGTGATGAGTCTGACGGACGCCCCGCCGATCTTGCTCGGGTCGTTCACGAACTCGTAAGGCAGGACGCCCATCGATACGTCCTTCTCCAGCGCCGCAAGAAAGCCGGTGAAGGTCGGGTTGGGACGACTTGACGAGTAGGACATGAAGTCCTCTCCGGGCTCGAGGGCGATGAGCTTGCCGCCCATCTGCGAGGACAGGTTGTCAAAGGAAGTGTTGGTGCTGGCGCCCAGCTCGAAGGCCATGTCCCCGTCCACCGTGCCGCCCGCCTTCTTGATGACGCGGGTCACGTCCGAGTTGTCCTTCACCGCCATCTTCTCAAGGGCGAGGATTTCCATCTCGTCCTGGATGGAGTTGATGCTGTGCTGGAGCATCGGCACGCCGCGGGCTCCGCTGGCATACTCGTGGTCGACCACGTGCATCATGGCGTTCGCCAGGATCTGGCGGCTGGAGCCGTCCGACCGAATCACGTTGTAGTAGCGCAGCTCGCCGAACGGACCGAAGCCGACCCCGTCCCATTGGCCGGAAGGCGGCTCAACGTTCGGGTCGTCGGCCACGCGGTGCGCCTCGATGAGCTGCACGCGGGGCTGGCCCACGGCGTTCCTCACCTTGGCCGCGAAGGCGTCACCGTCCCGCACCATCGCCCGCAGAAGGACGGACTGGCACTGGTAGAAGGAAAATCGGTTCGTGACGTCGAGGCGCTTCGTTTTCTCGTGAAAGTATTCCTCGTAGCGCTTCGCCTTCTCAGGGTCCTCGGCGTGCGACTGCGGGCGGATGCCGTCCGGGCCCACGCTGTAAAGCACCATGTCCCCGACGATCTGACGGAACAGGCCAGAGTTGCGCTCCGCCCAGCGGCACTTCTTCACCATCGCCAGACGGTCGTAAGGCTTTAGGTCGCGGCGCAGGTCCTGCGGAGCCGCCCCGAAGATGATGCGACGCTGATGCGTGGCGCCGACGCTCTGCCAGTCGCCGTAGCCGGCCTTGGGCTTGGGCAGCGTGCCGTTGCCCGCCTCCTTCTTCTTGCGTGAGGTCGTCTTGCGTCGGGGGGCCATAAAGTCAGTCCTGACGGTTCTGCCAGGAGTTCGTGATGACCGTCCGGCGCTGGCCGTAGGTCGCAGGGTCAAGGCGGCTCAGGGCGAACATCGCCTCCGAAAGCATCTCCTTGGGCGGCATCGCGAACTGCTTGGACGCCGACGACCCGCTGTCAGAGTAAGACATCAGCGTCTTGCCCTCCGTGATCATGGCCACCGCCTTGGCCTTGATGTCCAGAAGTTCGCACTCAGTCAGACCGATGAAGATGCCCGAAGCCATTTAACTTGGGACAAATGGCAAGGAGTGACGGCCCCCGGTTCCATGCCCGTATTTTTCCAACAACGACGCCACGGGAGCCGTCACGGGGTAGACTCTGGGGCCGTATCGCCAGATGTCAAATCCCCAGCCGCCGACGCCTCCTTGCCCACGATGCCCCAGCGCACCGCCGCCAGCAGGGCCAGCAGTTCGCAGTCGTGGGCGTGGTTGTCCTTCTTCCCCTGGGGCAGAAGCCATTGGGGCTTGCCCGTCCGCCTGTCCTTCACCCGCACCTCGGCGTTCAGTTGCTCGACGTACTCGGGCGACGCGTCCCGGGCGTATGTGAACACCCGCCGCGTCCGCAGGCCGTGAAGCAAGTCCTTGCCGGCCAAGTTCGACCAGACGATGAGCTCCGCCTTGTTCGGAAGGCCGGGCACCACGATCCGCTGCTTCTCGGAATAGAATCGGCGCACCGTCTTGCCGTCCCTGTCGCTCACCGCGAAGTCGTCCGTGCCCGAACCCTTGGCGCACTTCCACCCGCGGCGGGCCGTCTCGCGGTAGACCTCGCCCGTGTTGTCGCCCGAGTCCACCAGCACCATCGCCTTGTGCACCCCGTGCGTCTTCGCGAACTCCTCCACGTTGCCCCACGTCTCCACCCTGGCGAAAGCCTGCAAGCGGCTGTGCCCGGTCTTCGCCCACTTGCGGACGACCACCCAGAAGTGACCTCGCTGCACGTCCACACCCATCGTGCGGAAAGGGATGCTTCCCGTCGGCGCACCGTCACGGTCCGCAACCTTGGCCTTCGGCGTGATCACAGCCTCGTGCTCCCATTCGTCCTTCAGCGAGTAGTCAGACGCCGCCGCCGTGCTCACCATCTCCCCGCCTTCCTCCGCCCACGCCATCGCAAGACGCTTCATTTTGAATATCCTACGAGGCTCCTCGTCGCCGTACACGTCCGACGCCTCCTTGGCCTTCAGCATCAGCACCCCCAGCTCGCCCCAGGACATCGTCGCAAGGCTGTTCCAATGCAGGCCGACGTGGCCGCTGTTCGATGAAGGCCGGGTCGCGATGAAGCAGCCCCCGGCGTTCGCCTCGTAGCGGGTCGCGTTGTTGTCAGGCAGACGCGTCAGGCAGGACGCGCACTCGTACGTCGTGCCGTCCGCCACCCTGGCGTGGTCCCAGTCGGCGCCCTTCTTCGCGTCCTCGGGGAACCTGATCTGCTCCCAGACCCAGGGCTGGAGCGTGGAGCACTTCGGGCACTTGAAGTTCCAGTCCCGGCAGTCCGTCGAGTCGTGCAGCTGATGGAACTCCGACCCGGCAAGCCCGCCCTGCGACATGAAGATGCGCTTGCCCATCCACCCGAACGCCGTCACGCGCGCCGACGCCTCGGCCAAGTGACCCGCAGGCCACAGCCAGCACTCGTCCCCGATGACGTAGCGCAAGGAAAGCCGCTGGAGGTTCGACTCGTTCCAAGCCCCGCGGCAGTACAGCGTCATGCGGTCGAAGTCCGCGGTCGTCGAGCGTTCCATGTCGTCGCCCTTCAGCCGCGACTGCACCGGCGGACAATGACGCCATAGCGGGCGCAAGTAGCGCAGGGCGAAGTCCTTTGCCTCAGGGTCGTTGGCCTGGAGCACCATCGTCGGGCCGCTGGCGTTCGCCGCGATGTGGCACGTCAGCAGACGGGCAAAGAGAGACTTGCCCGACTGGATGCTGGCCAGCACCGTGAGCAGACGCACCTCGGGGTCGGCGGCCAGACGCAGCGCCTCCGCGATCCACGGCGTGCGGTCCGACCTGAACGGCCCCGGCAGAGGCGAGTCAGGAATCGCCGTCACGTTCGTCTCCAGCCAGCGAACCACGTCCCCGTCGTCGGACGGACGCAGCACCTCGCGGCCCAACGCCAGCAACTCAGACCCCGTCATGCTCGGACAGGTCGGCCTTCACCCGACGCACCCACGCCTCAAGGGTCTTGACCGCCTTCGCCGGGTTCTCCGGGTTGCATTGCTCCGCCACGTCCAGCGCCAGCTTGTCCAGACGGTTCACCACGTCAGCCGCCAACTGCCTCATGGCGTCCGCGGCCTCCGTCGCCTTGATGAAGTCCTTGACAAGAATCGCCCGACGCTCCGCCTCCTCCTCCAGATTCACCAGCGTCTTCAGAGATTGGTTGTAGGCGGTCTGGTACTTCGCCTGGTTCGGGTCCCCGCCCTCCATCGCCGCACGCCAGACGGCCTGCGCCTGCGAGACCAGACGACGATGCTCGGCGATCGTGCCCGCCAGCGTGCCGTCGTCCAGGGACGCGGGGACCGCCTTCGGCGCGTTCGCCTTCCTCGCCTTCTTCCGGGCTTCCCTCCACGCCACCGCCGCGTCGACCGAGTCGCACGGCATTCCCTCGCCACGCAAAACCGACACCCGCTGCGGCGTGATGCCGAGCGCTTGCGCGAGGTCGAGGTTAGAAGGCGGCTTGGCCATTTGTTATTTTAGGTGGTTTTCAAGGGGTATTTTTTAAAAAACCCCTGCGGTGTCGAGCCACGGACGATTACGGGGGGGGTGTAAGAGATTCCTTACCCCCCTGGTGCCGGGTGCGGCGTGCGTTGACGTGCGGGAACAGCCCCACGGCGTCCATGTTGACCTTGGAGCGGATGGCCTTGGCCTTCAGCTTCATGTTGGTGTGTGACTGGCCGTGCATCTTGCCGATCTGACGCGAGGACAGGCACCCGGGCAGGCAAAGGGACCAGCGCACTAGCTCGACGTGACGACGGAAGCGAAGGTCATCGGTGTATGACAGGCCATCGAAGAAAGCCTTGAGCATCTGGCCGACGTGCTCGCGGCTGATGAACGCATCGACCTCGGTGCGCTCCTGG